TTCCGATCTGGTCGCACCACGGTTGCCCCAACTTCCTTTGAAGTTGAACCTGTGAGTTCTCTACTGTGGTAGAGCTGTTGAAAATTGGCGAGTAGGTTTATATGTTATTTAAATTTTTATTTCATTTTTCTGATTTTTGTATTGTTTTTGGTTTATCCATCATATTTTAGGGTCTTCTACTACTTATACATTGTATCCAACAGACATAGGATTTGCAAACTCAACATCATAATCAATATACATGTCCATGATTGGAATGGAGGGTGTAGCACCCACCAACACAATCTGATAGGTACCAATGGTCAGATCATTGGCACTATTGACCACAGCTACCACTCCAGCAATCGAACTGGCAGTAGTAATGTCAGTGACTTTCTTCCAGTCTGTATTGATACGTAATGGAATACTTTTGTTGCGGTTAGCCAAGGAAGCAATATCATACACATTACCAGCTGTGGATGCCACAGAGAATGCAGTACCCTTATCCTCGTAATCACGGGATGTCTTTACTGTAAACTTACCAGGTACGGTGCTACCGACGTTACCAACAAGTATGAGGTTGGCACGTGTGATCCGGTAGGATCCGAAGTTGCGGCTGGTGGTGGCGAGCCAAGGGAGACGAGAAGCATCTATAGCGACTTGAGTGGATGTTGCGGTGCTGTACGCGTTAAGACCGCGTGCAGTAAGGATAACATGCACATGTCCTGTTCCGTCAGGATCAGAAGAGATGGTGCTCATCACACTAGGTGAGGCATAGGTGTTTAATACCACGGGGTCAAGCACGTTAGTGAAACGCGATGAACTGTAGATGATTTTATTATTTGTTTTGTTAGGCAAAATTGAGCCCTGTCTGGGAGGTCGAGTTGTACGGCGACCACCGTTATTAGTATTATTTTTATTACTATTCGCTTTTGTCATTGTTAAAGGTTTTTGTTATTATTCATAACTGAAGGTAGCCAAGGTAACGATCCCTAGCTAACTCACTATCCCAGCAAGTGGTAGTGAACCACTCCTCAAGCTCAACTTGAGCATCTGGCAAGGTACCAAATGCTAGATAGTACGAGTAGCGAGTTTCCTCGCCCACTTCAGTATTTTCCGCAGTCATGCCACGCTGTAGACGCGCCATTCCCGAGTTCTCTTTAAGAGTGGCGTCCGCTTTATAATCACCACCGAGAAAGTGATAAAAGGCTTGCATGACAGGTATTCCCGCGCAGCCAGCCTTTCCACCATCTGCGACACCAGCAGCCCAGTCACCGAAACGGCGACCGTGCTGCAATGTGGTGACGCAGAAACCATCTTTCTCTATAGCGACTTTAGGGTTTCTTACCATCCTATATGAATCTCCAACATATACCGGATGCATTTGGCAAAACTCGATGTGCTCAAGAACGTATACAGGTTCTTCACACACGATACGATAACCAAATTCTATAAAAGTATTAACAAGGTTGCTCTGAAACTTGGACAAATCTTGTGCTTCCATAAAGACCACACAGTCATCACCGTTATTAATCAAGTCATATTTGATATTGAGTTGGCGGCAATACCAGATAACAATAGCACACATGATTAGGCAATTGCCACATGATGTGTTCATGTCTCCCGATAGTCGTCTACCCTCAATCTCATATTTAACCTTGCCGTCCTCAGCGTATCCCGAACCACGGTTGTGCAGCTGCCATGATAGCAGCTTGCGCAATTCCGCGCTACGAAACACGCCATTATACACGCTGTGTTCCCATTCCAGAATGGGTATGCTGCAGTGCATATCGAATTTGGTGGCATCTAAGCCAACAGCAACAGGATTCTTGAATTTGAGCCACTTTGACTCGATCAATTGCCCAACACCATCTAGATTGAGTCCCTTACTAACTATTCTGTCGCCATCAATGAGGCGGGCCATAGCTGAGTAGATGACTTTTTCTACTGGTTTGATAAATCGACCGAGAGCAGCTCCATATCTCGGATCCCGTGGTTGTATCACACGAGGCGCCTTTGTGACGTTACATTTTTCACGTTTGACAAAGGCTTTCGCTCTAGCATCACGTACGTTGACCGGCTTATCCACAATGGACGCAACAGCTCGTTCATAGCACAACTTCTTCGGGCCCTTATACAAACCTACGAATTCATCGTAGGTGACCGGGGCGAAAGAACCTATGTTTTTGACCAGCTCATCACGGATTGTGTCCAGCCTGCCACGCACTATAACAGATTGAACAGGCGGAGGCTCTTGAAATTCTCCCTCCACCTTACAGTAGTATGCTCGCTCAAGGAGCGCGCATGCCAATGTATCAACATCACCATTGAACAACCCAAGAGTGTCGGAAGGTGATACTCCGCACATTTTCTGTGCTACTCTTGGGGTGAGGGAAGCGAGTCTACGCGTGATGGTTAATCCCTCATGTGTCAGTTCAGATTTGACTGACACACCATTCACGCTCGACACGCCAGCTCAGTAGGGCTGCTGGTACGCCTTGCGGCGTCTAGCAGCGTAACAATTCATCAGTTCATGACTAAGTACGTCATCATCCGAAGGAATTGTTACCATAGCCAGTACTCGAGCGAGTATGCCGTTGCGTTGATGGTGGTGGATGTTATCCTCGTCCATCATTGCATTGGCGGCGTCTCTCATAGCACGTTGTTGAGCAGGCTTGCCGGAGGAGGTGCCATAGGTTGCTCTAAGGCTCTCCGTTAACAATTTAACGTAAGTATCGCGTTTTCTTTTACGTTGCGATACTACGCTTTCTGATTCTTCGCTTACGGCTTCCACGTCGTCGGTAGAGTTCTCAGTAACACACATGTTGTTGACGTACGCATTGTGGTTACCCCAACGATATTGGTAGTAACACATTCCTGCGTATCCGACACCAGCGA